ACCCATATTGAAAAGGAATTTTTAATTGAATACAATTTTTTAAACCATGATTTAAGGTTACATTTGAACTAAAATAAGAATTACCATTAACAGTGTCTCTATAACCTAAAGCTTCAATATCAATAGTTTTTAGTTCTGATAATTTCATTTTTAAATTTCTCCTATGTTTTGTAGTTTTAAAGACTCATTTAGAAATTCATTACATAACTTAATTTCTTCTTTCGTACTCTCTTTTATATCTTCACTCTCATCTTTCCAGGTTTTATCTGTCTCTCTTAACTCTAATAACTCTAAGTGATCTCTCACTAAGTCATCGATGTAATTTAATAAATCAGGTTTCATAATAATTAAATAAATAAGTGAATAAGAAACTATAAAATAGTTTCATAAAAGGATATTACTAATATCCCTTTAAGCAACTATTATTATTAAACTAAATATTTAAAAGGATCATCCAATATTTTAAATAACTCTTTTACTCTCTCTTTTAATTGGTTAATTTCCAGCTCAGATAATCGGCCTTTAAAGATATCTTCTACATCATCATCAAAATGAAAATCTAAACTATTCTTTTTTAAATCAAAAATAAACTGTTTAGCTTTATTTTTATTTATTAGTTTTTTATTAAATTTCATTTTCCTCTATTTGAGTAATTTTTTTAATAACTTCTTCTACACTTTCGCAAGTTATTGGTGCTTTATGTTCAAAAACATTTTCCATAATATCAAAAGTATTAAATAACTCATTATCAACATCACTTTTTTTAGAATTAGGAAAATAAATAGTCATGACATGATTATCATTAATATTTCTACTTGCACTTGCTACAAGATCATTCCCATAACATGAGTCATACCATTCCTTATTTAAACTATCTAATAGTTTTTTCATTAATGGTTTATATAGTTTGGGATTATGGTGTTTATACATTTTCTTATTCTCCAAAGTTTGTTAATTCTTCACTAGCCCAATCATATAATTCTTTTTTCATTGTCTTAATAACTTCTTCTTCTTTGCTCATCCAATCTTCATTACCTAATAATAAATAATGATTCCCATTCTCTAAGATTTCATACCATCCCCCAAAATGAAAAACCCTAACAAATTTTGTTTTTCCGTCACTTGTATCTTGGGAACAATTAACCATATAGGTATCTACTCCCATAGATTCCAATAGTTCAAAGTTTGGTTTAATAAAAGGAACATCATAAAATTTTGATTCCCATTTCTCATAAGTAATTTTTTTCATAGTTTTAATTAAATAATTTTGAATAAAAAAAAGTAACTCATTTAAGAGTTACTTATTGGATAATTGATTTCTTCTTTTTTTAATAAATCATCTTCTTGTATTGAAAATAATTTATTGAATAAAGTATCATAAAATTCTTTTTTCTTTGTACTTCCATTAAGTACAAAATCTGTAGAAGAATTTATAGCAAGAAGAATTGTATTGTATTCTTCAAAGTTTAAAAATTTTTTCATAATTAAATTTGATTTAATAATGTTTGTACTTGATTAGTTCGCTCTTCTAATCTTGTCTTAAGTGTGTTTGTAATTGTCAAACTTTGCCAAAGTAGGATTAGAAAACATCCAAGTGTTAATAATGATCTTGTCATGATTAATTAAATGAAAGTGAATAATTTTTTTATGTTTAGCTTTATTAGGCTTGTAAAAGCTTTTAAGCTGACTTGGTTAGATTTATCAATTAAAGATAATTGACTTGTCTAAGAGGATTTTAGATACTAGTAAATATCTATATCCTTAATATTAATGATATCATAATATATCAGTTATTGCTATGGATATTAAGAAAATTTTTTATTTATTTTTATAGCTATGGGGGGACACTTGTAAATTTTTTTTGGCCTAGAGCGTGCGTGAGTAACTTAAATATATTCTGTGTATCTTTATTCTTTTGGTTCTATGCGAATTGCAAGTTCTGGGGCTTGGATGTTAACAGTTTCTACGGATTCACCTACTACTTTTCCTAGTGAGTCTAGGATTTGTGCTGCTGTTTGTAATTGACCTTTTGATATGGCTTTGTTGAAAAGACGCATACGCATTGCTTGAAGGCGAGGAATCATTTTATCTCTTTCTTTAAGCCAATCTTCATCATTCCATTCTTTAACTTTCTTCCAATCCTGCCAACCTGTTACTAGTGAGATACCTTCTTTTTGAGAATGTTCTATTACTAGTTGTCTGGTGGTTTTACCTTCTAGCTGTTTTGAATATAATCTTTGGCAACGAGCTTCTATAACTGCTCTTGAGTTGGAACCTCCTGTGTATTTTTGTACGCGAGGTTTACGTTGAGGAGCTGGAAGGTCGTAATTTAGGTTGTTTATGAAAGATTCAGCCACGGACTTGGTCTTTATAGGGGTTAATATTCTGATAATAGCCTTAAAAGTATGAAATGCGAAAGAAAATGAGTAATATTATGAAAAAAAGGATGATATGAGCTTAAATGAGGTCAGTTTAAGGTATGCACAGGGGGAGGTGTTCAATAGTGAAAAAAGATTTCGGGTGCTGGTTGCTGGAAGAAGGTTTGGGAAGTCATATTTATCCTGTATCGAACTGCTCAGAGGGGCTATCAATCGATCTGGGGAGGTGTATTTCTATTGTGCTCCTACTTATCGTATGGCAAAAGATATTGCATGGAAGGAATTGAAGAGATTAGTGCCTAAGACTTGGATTCAGAGTAAAAATGAAACGGATTTAAGGATAGATCTGATAAATGGTTCGAGTATTGAGTTGAAAGGAACGGAAAATGCAATGGCATTGAGGGGTAGAAGTTTAGCTGGTGTTGTATTGGATGAAGCTGCTTTTATGGAAAGGGATGTGTGGGCGGAAGTTATCAGACCTGCATTGGCTGATAAACAGGGTTGGGCTTTGTTTATTTCTACTCCTGATGGTACTGCGAGCTGGTTTTATGATATGTGGTGCTTCTGTGGTGAGCAGGAGTGGGATGATTGGCAGAGGTGGAGTTTTACTACGATTGAAGGGGGTAATGTAAAGGCGGAAGAAGTAGAAGCTGCAAGAGGGCAATTAGACCCACGCACGTTTAGACAGGAGTTTGAAGCCAGCTTTGAGAATCTTACTGGTTTGGTTGCTGTTAGCTTCAGTGATGAGAATATTAACAAGGAAGTGCAGGATCTTCATATGCTGCCATTGTTATTGGGGCTGGATTTTAACGTTGATCCTATGGCTGGAGTCTGTGCTGTAAAGCATAATAATACACTATATGTCTTTGATGAGATCATGCTGACAGGAGGTGCTACCACTTGGGATTTTGCAGAGGAAGTTGTAAGAAGATATGGGGTGGATAGAAGAGTGATTGCCTGTCCTGACCCTACTGGTAGTGCAAGAAAGACAAGTGGGGTAGGTGTTACTGATCATACAATTCTCAGACGTAATGGTTTTACAGTTATGAGTCCTAAATCACCCTGGAGAATAAGAGATAAAATTACTGCCGTTAATACTGCTTTATATGATGCCGAAGGTGAAAGAAGGACACTAATACATCCCAGATGTAAAGAATTGATAAAAGCACTTAGAACTTTGACATATGCACCAAATACAGGTCTACCAAACAAAAACCTTGGTGTAGATCATGCTTTTGATGCTTTTGGTTATCTTTGTCTACAACAATTTAATTTGGCAAAACCAGAGACATTAGGTCAAACTGCGTTTAGAATATATTAAGAACTACCTAATTCTTATCATGTATCATTCTACAACTAAAAAAAAGAAGAAGAAAAAGAAGGGAGGTAAGAAACGTAGTGAATGTTCCTGTAAATAAAGCTCTTTACGCTAGAGTAAAAGCCGAAGCCAAGCGTAAGTTCAAGGTATATCCTAGTGCTTATGCTAATGCGTGGCTTGTACGAGAGTACAAAAAACGTGGTGGTACTTACCGAGTGGAGAAAAAACGTGGCAAAAAGTAGCCCAAATCCTAGAGCAAAGGGTGGTTTAACTCGTTGGTTCAAAGAAAATTGGGTTGATGTAAAAACTGGCAAGCCTTGTGGTCGTTCAAAAGGTGAAAAAAGAGGATATCCTGCCTGTAGACCTAGTAAACGTATCTCAAGTAAGACACCTAAGACAGTTGGAGAGATGACCGCAGCAGAAAAAGCTAGGTTTAAGCGTGAAAAAACAAGTAGTAAGAAGATAACTTATCAACATAGACGTAAAAAGAAGAAAAAATAACTGTGAAAAACGCAGTTTCAAGGTAATATATTGTTATAAGTAAATTTTTCTTAGAATCATGGCATTTTTTCGTGGTGAAGAAGGCTCTGTATCATTTGATAACGGAACTGGAACAGTTGGAGCTATAGCTTCTACAACAGCTTGGACTTTAGATACAACAAAAGATACTCTTGAGTGTACTGCTCATGGAGATACATCAAGAAAGTATGTGGGATCTTTAATTTCTGGTTCTGGTACTGTTGATCTTCTTTACACAGCAACATCTGGTGATGATACTGCTGAAATTATTACAGACGTATTAACAACTGAGGATGCTGGCGATGCAACATTTAATTTGTTTTTAGATACATCAGGTACAAAAAAATTAAGTTTTAACGCAATTATTACAGGAACTTCATTTAGTTCTACTGTTGGAGATATTTCTACAGTATCAGTTAGTTTTGTAACTAATGGTGCTATAACCTCTGCTATCTAATGCCTAAAAGATCTTATTCAGCAAAACAGCGTAAACTTGCTGCTGTTGCTCCACCACGGGATAAGATTACGGCTGCTGATCTTAAAAAACTACGTTCTAAGAAAAAAAAGAATAAGAAGTGAAACTTACCACTCGCCAAAAAAATTTATTA